CGGTGGTGCCGACGTTGGTTTCGGCCGGATTGACGTTTTCCGTCAACGGGGTCGTAATCGCGGTCAGCTTATTCAGTCGGCGCCACTTCATCAGCGTGCCGCTGTTTTTCGGTAGAGGCTTTTTAGCGCCGAGATCCTCAAAATGAAGCTGAGGAGTCAGCCGCTCAAGCCACCGTTTGTCGTAATAGATTCCGGTATCCGCGAATGTATTTCCTACGGATGTCGAAATCCCGATTGTATTCGCCATTTTTGTCTCTCGCTTTTAGGAATTGCCCAAGCCGTATGGCGCATCAGCTTTCGTCGATCATTCCTTGCTGAATGAAGTATTGACGCAACTGCGCTGCACTCATCGATTTTGGGTCGGTGGTTGGAGTGCCACCTTTCCCGCCTCCCGGAACTGCCGTCACGGCCTCTTTCCGAGCTGCTTCGTCCGCCTGTTTTCTTCCAAACTCCTCGGCGGCTTTGACAGCTTCTTCGCTGCTTTTGGACCTTGCAAGTTTATACAAGGCGTCATACACTACACCGATAGGTTGATTAAAGTCAATCGGACAATCCTCGCTGTCCGCCAATTCCTGCATTAGCGGTTCAAGCTGTTCAAAGTCCGGAAATGTCTTAGTGTCCAATCTTCGATGCAACTTCTCCAGTTTCGCCTCCAATAGGAGTGCCGTATTAGCTTGGTCCACGTAGGCGTCTTGGAGCTTCTGTGTAGCCTCAGTGAGTTTTTTATTCAAATACCCATCGAGTGCCTTTGGTCCCTGTGTCTCCAGGTCCTTCCAGAATTGTGCAGGGTCTACTCGTTGCTCCGTAGCGCGTGACAGCAAGTCGGCGAATTTCGCCTGACTTTCCTTCACCGCCTGTAACTCGCTTAGGGTCTGCTGCCAGGTCTTTCGATCTTTTGAATAATCCTGTGTGACCCGCGTGAATTGCTTGCGAAGTTCCTCATAGCTTTTCTGCACATCGAACGCCGGTTGTCCAGTCGGTTCACCTTTTTGCGCGGGATCGCTTTGTGCGGTTCCGCCCTGGGCCGGTTCAGCCTTTGTCGTAGGGGTCTGGCCAACTTGTCCAGCTTCAGACGCGGAATTTGCCGTTCCGCCCGCCGCCGGGGCCACCGAACTTGCCACTACCGTTTCATTTGCCATTTAATGGCTCCTTGTATCCTTGTCCGGGCTCATACAACCTCCCGGGGGATGAAATTTTGTAATAAAAAATATTCATTTTTATTACAGCGTCATTCTAAATCTGGTCCTTCTGCTGTTCTCGTAACTCGTCAACGGTTTTTGCCGCCATGTCACCCGCCAGAATCTTGCTTTTCACCAGGTCCAGAATTTCATTGTACACCTGGCCACGCAGTTTGATCTTCCTGGATTCCTCATCGTCTGCCGACAACCATTTGTTACGAAGGTCGGCAATTCGAGCCTCAAGTTCCTTCTTTAAATCCGCGAATCCGGCGGTTTGACACATTGCTCGATAAGATGCAGCCATGTGGATCTTTGCCTGCAACGCTTCAATCTGCCGTTCGACTTCCTGATCTTCCATCACACTCTTCCCGGCACCGCGCCGGGCGCGGCTCCTGGCGCGGATATCGGGGCAGCGGCGCCATTCTGGGCAACCTGCCCCTGTATTGCGGCTTCCACATTCTGCCTTTCAGTGCCACTCGTTATAGCGCCAGGTTCTGGCAGCACGGCGGAAACCTCTGTAATCTCTTTCTTGTCAAATCCCATCAATTCCCACACTTTCCGCATCAGCACCGTAATCGTATTTGGCGCGATGAAATCCTTGAATATTCCGAAGAAGGAGATGATTTGATTGATCTTCCCTTCCTTGTCGATTAACTCGCTGGAGCCCGCAAGCCGGAATCTCACCTGCGCCCGGATGTCCTCGACCGTTATATCGGGATCAAAGAGCCCGCCATAAAGGCGCGGATTTCGCAGTACATCATCACTATCGATAAACTGCATATTGAGCGCGTGCCACAATTCCAGCATCCGCTTTATGGCAATTTCCTCGGTCAGCCTGGCCGCCGTGCCGAATTTCTCAAGAGCCTGCGTGATGATTAACTGAGCCCCCCGGGCGGTCCGGCCAAGTCGACCGGATTCCGGTATACCCTGAACGCTACGGGGGGCCGTTACATTCTCGATGTCCGCCTGGATCACTGCGGCATCATTGTAAGAGCTTTGTGTGACATCAGGCGTGACTAACGCCTCCACGGCGTCCATATCATCCGTCAACACCGTTCCATTCGGCGACGATACAAGCGTGTCCAAGTCCACGTCCGCCAGGGTGTTGACTTTCCACATCCGATTGAGAATCAAATTTATATTGTCAAGTCGCTGCCGCCGCACCGTATTCAACTCATGTTGGAGCGGAATCACCGGTTCGATCAAGCCGACACCGAACCATTCCCTCGGGACAGGAAAGAGCGTACTGCGAATTAGCGGTCGTTTTTGGTGATGAAAATTATTGGCATGCGCCGCGAGGAGGACTCGACGATTGCCAATTACGACCATCGTCTCTTCTTTGATCCCGTCATTATCAAGATCACATTTCCCCCAACGGACGAGCACTTCCACCTTTCCCCCGGAACTTACGGTTGGATCATTTTGTCCTCTGGCGCCATATCGCGCCTGACGAACTTCAGAATAAGTACCGGATGCAGCCTTGCCGCCTTTCAAATCGGGATGGTCGGTATTTGCATATACAGGAAATTTACCGCGACCCAATTCTTTGATTTCCTCATCGTCCATCCATGTACGAATCCACAGGCCACGACCCTCGTCCTCGTTTGAAGCCATAGGGTCTGGATACACATCCAGAACATCAAGAATATCAATTTCTGGTCTGCGTTCCGTCACCTCATAAGCTTTACTTTCTTCCCATCGAATGATACGGCTCCCCAATCGAAAACCCAAAAAAGTTACATCTTCGCGGATAGGCGTGCGCGTCCATACCCACTCCCGTTTTACTTTCCAATACAAATACATATACGATGTGCCGTACAAAAGAAGCTGTTTAAGAAAATCCACAAATTTTATTAAAAATTTAGCCTTATCAAATTGATGAAGAATCAACTTTTTGATCCGTCCCGCCACCTCGCGTTCCGATTCCACATCATCATCGGGAATCACTTCAAAAAAATCACGTTGCGCGACAATCACATTCAATAGTTTCGGCAAAGCGGCCTCAATGACTTGAAATGTCACGGGAATGAAAATCTTTGCACGTGTCGGCGTCTTGAAAGATTGAAGCACGGAAAGATAAAGTCTATACACCTCATTCCAGAGATTCTCATAGGGCTTCCGCCACGATTCCCACCGTCCGAACTCCCCGATAAGCTCTTTAAGCAAGTCCTCCTGGCGAAGCGGGTCATCAATCTGAATCGGCTTCACCGGATCATCCAGCCGGATCGGTTCATCGCCCTTCGGATCAACTTGTGACTTTTTTTCGGGCTCTAAAGAATCGTTATACTCGGCCATTCCTGCCTCTCATATCAAGCACCTGTCTTGTCAACCATCCACCCAAAGAATTCCATCCAGCAGGTGTCATGAAATCCTCGCCGACTTTTTTTCCCACACCAAAGGCACTTCAATATCCTGTCCAAGGATCGGTTTCCGCGAACTTTCGACGCATAAGCCTATCCCTTATATTGGTCCGAACTTGACTTTTATACACATATAGCCCCGAAACCTGTTTAGAAAACGCATACTTTAATGCGTCCATGCCGTGATCGTTTTTCTTGACTGGACGATCCGGGCGATCAGCCTTATCATCCTTTGGGGCCGGGTAGTGGTAGTCCTCAATTTCGTCCAGCGTATTTTCGCAGGAACTGAAAAAACGTAAGCGACCCTCCTTCAACAACGTGCCAATTCGCTCAATTCCAATTTCAACCCTATTTTCCGCAGGCTTCACCTCGCCGCGCCCATAAAACCGATTTAGCTCTGCTATCGCCTGGGCCCCCTGCGGGTCCGCCAGGACGTATCGCATGTCCTCAGTGTTCAAAAAATTTGCTATATCCCGTAGCAGTGTTTCCGTGCGATAGAGTTCTCTGTAAACATAAAACACATGTTCCTGCGGATCTTCTGCAACACACAGAATAGCAGTCGGTTGACTGTGACCAAAATCCATTCCCCCGAACCGAAGCCAATCTTTCGGTAATTCGAACGGTTTTACAACGTGCTTGTCCCAGTCGAAATCTGGATAAACAAGCCCTTCCATCGTAACAAACTGTCCCTCGTATCGCCGCCTGAATATTGTCTCCGGCAAGCTCCTCTTGGCCCGTTCATATTCCTCCGCCGGGAATGCCGGGTTCTCGTTAGATCGCCAGGAAAAGAACTCATAGTCCTTATCGCCCCCCTGCCATCGCTTATAAATCTCGCGTCGAATCCATTTGGAAGCGTAAGGCGTCGTAGTCATAAGGCACGGTCCCTTGTACCGAGAAAGGCGCCCTTGTACGTTCACCCAGGTTTGATAGTCCATAAGGCCAGCTTCATCCAACCATGCCCCAAGAAGCGTCACGCCTTCCAACCAATCCGGGTTGTCCGTAGATCGCACATAAATCCTGCATCTTTCACCCGTCTCAGGATTATCCCACGGAAGGATAAAGAATTGCTTGCCTTCTTTCCATTCCCCCCAATCTTTGGGAAAAAAGGCCTTGAACTTCGGGAGGGTGGACTGCTCCATGATTTTTGCCGTAGGCGCCGCCATAAGCCAATCCCCATATCGGCCCTGCTCATGCGCCTTCCAAATCTCGCTACAAAGCCATACAGAACCCACTACGGTTTTGCCGCTCTGAATGCCGCATACTACGGCCTTAAATCGAGCCGTAGAGTCAATTACCCTTTCCTGCCCCGGATGAAGCGTCAAATCCAAATCAAAACCTCCAAACAAGCTGCGCCTGACAGCTTGAACATACCCACATCCTCCCAAAGGGCTCGTCCCACGCCAATTCCCACTTATGGACCCCGCTTAGCCCTTTATCACATTTATAGCCTTCTTTGGCCAATTTAGGGCCGTCTGGCTCGATTCTAGGGCTCATTGGCTTGGTCCTGGCGTCATCACTTGCCGCGGACAAACAACCTCGCCACTTCGTAACCCACACCTCGCAAACGACGCTCGGTGTGGTCTACAAAATCTGTATCAAAACACGCCTAGTTTATGCAGGGTGTACACTCCCCAATATCCTAACTGGAATCCCAGCAAAAAATACGCTACCCCGCGCAGCACATACCCCAGTAAAATCTCATACAAAATTCGCATCGAATCCCTCTGTGAAAAGGAGATGAGAATGTGGGCAAAATGGTTGGCCATGTCCGACGGCCTTAACCCCCCTTGACCTTACCGTTAGGGGGTGTAAAGACCTTAACAATTCGATACATTTCCTCACGCACGATAACATGGATTCAGCGGGCATAACACGGGTGTGAAGAAATGTGAATGGTCCATGGCACGTGGTCCCCTTGGCCACGGGGGCGTTGTCCGGGGGTGAGGGGAGGGGGGCGGAAG